CTGAAGAAACAAGATTAGAAAAAAGTTATCCCGGATTAGTTGCAAAACATTATGGATTGCACTTAGAAAACTGCGGATATCCCGGAGCAAGCCTTGAAAGTATGCGTTGGGTACTAAGATGGCATGCCCAACGTAATGCAAATTTTGATGAGATATTATGGCTAGTAGGACTTACTGAAAGTACACGTAGAAGTTGGTACAACGCATTAGGTAATGATACAGAATATAATTTTAATTTTAATCAGCCTGATAGACCTTGGAACAATCATGTTCATAGTGTATGGCTCAAAGACAACGACCCTGATATAAATCCAAGTTGGTATGAACTTAATCGGTTATGGATAGCAAATTGCTATGATACAAAATGGGCAGAACAAAATCATTGGGAGACAGTTGCAACATTTGCTAGTCTACAAAATGTAGTACAATTTAATTGTCTAATTAATCCTTACAAGAATCCTAATGTAATAAACAATGATGGTAGTTTTAGACAAATGCTAAAACCAGACCATCTTTATCCAGGTAAACATCCAAATGAAACTGGTCATGAAATTATATCAAAACACTTGATTAATTATATAGATCGTGTTAATATACTTACATAATGATCGATTTATTAAGTTACATTCCGCAAAAACGGAAACACACAAGTTCTGGTTGGGTGAGTTTCAATGCTCCATGTTGTGTTCATCAAGGCGAATCACAAGACAAAAGATTGCGTGGCGGTATAAAGCAACAAGAAGATGATTGGAGCTATCATTGTTTTAATTGTGGTTTTACTGCGAGTTTTGTTGCAGGTCGTAGTGTCGGTTACAAAGCACGCAAGTTGCTTGAATGGCTAGGTGTTGATCCAACTGACATTGAAAGACTGAACTTAGAAAGTTTGAAACGTAAAAGTTTATTAGATTTAACTGCTGAACGTAGCACAATTAAGCAAAAGCACATAGACTTTGAAGAACAAGAAATACCCACAGGTGTTGAACGCATAGATGAAAACAATAAACAGCACTTTCACTATGTTGAATACTTGCGTAATCGTGGTATAGTGTTTGGTTATCCATTCTTAGTAGATAAAAAACGTGGTCCTAGAGATAGAATAGTTGTACCATACACATACAAGAATAGAATAGTAGGACACACATCACGTTACTTGGACAATCGTACGCCAAAGTTTATAAACAGTCAGCAACCAGGATATGTGTTTGGGTATGATTTACAAAAGCCAGACTGGATCAGTGCTATAGTTGTTGAAGGTATATTTGATGCACTAAGTATATCTGGATTAGCAACTATGCATGAAACCATAAGCAAGGATCAAGCACAGTTACTAAAGCAACTGCAACGTAGAATTATAGTAGTACCTGATCAAGATCGTGCAGGATTAAGTATAATAGATGCAGCAATAGAACATAAGTTTGAAGTTAGTATACCTGAGTGGCCTGAGGATATTAAAGATGTAAATGATGCGGTCATACGTTTTGGAGTTGCACAGACTCTTAAACAAATACATGATAGTGCAGAACGTAGTAAGATTAAAATTGAAATGGCTCGTAAACGCCTAATGAGGATGATATGACAGAATACACATATGATGTACAAAAGTTATTTTTAGAAATGATGATGCACGATGCACAAAGTTTCTTGAGAGTACAGAATATATACAATGCAGAAAACTTTGATAGAGACTTGAGAGAAACTGCAAAATTTATCTATGCCCATGCTAACGAACACAAAACACTCCCAGACAGAGCACAAATAAAAGCAGTCACTGGCATTGAACTTGTTGAGATTCCAGACCTAAACAGTGGGCACACAGATTGGTTTTTGAATGAATTCGAAGCATTTACTAGACGCAGTGAACTAGAACGTGCAATACTTAAAAGTGCAGACCTGTTGGAGAAAGGTGAGTATTCGCCGGTTGAAAAACTTATAAAAGATGCAGTACAAATAAGTTTGACAAAGGACTTGGGTACAGACTATTTTGAAGATCCTAGAGCAAGACTTGCGGCACTAAAAGACAACAACGGACAGAATTCAACTGGTTGGGCAAACTTAGACAAACTATTGTATGGTGGATTCAACAGAGGTGAACTACAAATATTTGCAGGTGGGTCTGGATCAGGTAAAAGTTTGTTTATGCAAAACCTAGCAGTAAACTGGATGGAAGCAGGACTTAATGGTGTGTACATAACACTTGAATTGAGTGAAGGGTTGACTGCCATGCGTATTGACAGTATGTTAACAAATACTCCAAGTAAACAGTTGTTTAAAGATATTGAAACTGTTGAGATGAAAGTAAAAATGATGGGCAAAAAGTCGGGTGCATTACAAATAAAGTATATGCCTGCACAAAGCACAGTAAATGATATAAGAGCATTTGTCAAAGAACTAAGTATAAAACAAGGCAGAAGCATTGACTTTATGTGTGTTGACTATTTAGATTTGCTTATGCCAGTTAGTGCAAAGGTATCGCCAAATGATTTGTTTGTTAAGGACAAGTATGTTTCAGAAGAATTGCGTAACTTAGCAAGAGAACTTAATATACTATTTGTTACTGCTTCACAGTTGAACAGAAGTGCAGTTGAAGAAATAGAGTTTGATCATTCGCATATAAGTGGTGGTATCAGTAAGATCAATACTGCAGATAACGTGTTTGGTATATTCACAAGTAGAGCAATGCGTGAACGTGGCAGGTATCAGATACAGGCAATGAAAACTAGAAGTAGTTCGGGTGTTGGTATGAAAGTGGACTTGGAGTTTGATATAGAAAGTTTGCGTATACGTGACTTAGGAGATGACGAAGAGTATCAACAGTTTAAGAAACAGTCAAGTTCAATATATGATCAAATCAAATCAAAGTCAATACAAACAGATCCTCAGAATGATGCAACTGTTGAAGATGAGCCAGGCAAAATAGTTGCTGATGTAAAAAGCACAAAATTAAAGCAGATGTTAGCAGGCATCAAGGCAAAAGGCTAAAAATGAAAGACATGAAAGTTGTGATCACCACAGTGCCATTAGTGGAGGATGACAGTCCATTGGCAACTCCTGCTTACATTAAAAGTCTATTAATGGCAAATAACATTGATTGTGTTGGATTAGATCTAAACATAGAAGTACAAAATTTTATCAAACACCACCCGATGTATAAAAAACTTAAAAATTTTTTTGTTACAAAAACCTATGATGGTAGTATTGCATCAGTGATGACCAGTTTGTTGTACAATTATATGCAAAAAATAATGGTATATCATCCTACACACATTTTACTTTCGCTTTTTACTTGGCATAGTCAGCAATTTACTAAATGGTTGGCGGCACTGCTAAAGCAACACTATCCTGATATAAAAATACTTATTGGCGGACCTGGACTTGAAACACTATCAAGCGGAAATAACTTTCCAGAAAATATGAAAAAATCAGGCTATGTTGATCATTATTTTGTAGGCGATGCAAATGATACTTTTGTAAATTATTTTCTTACAGGCGAAACCAAAGGCTTCGACAATGTTGTTCTAAAACAAAGTGCTAATAGAACACATTGGATTACTCCAAATTTTGATGATTATAATTTTATAAATTATAATTTATTAAGTTTGCCTGTTGTTGATAGTAGAGGTTGTGTTCAAAAGTGCGAATTTTGTGACGTTGTTGCATTTTGGACTAAGTTTCAAAACTTAACTGCAGATGAAATCTTTGACACAATGCTTGCACTGTCAAAAAAATATAACATTTTTCGTTTTCAACTGGCAAGTAGTATCTGTAACGGCAATCTAAAAGAATTTCGCAACTTAATGAAATTGATAGCTGACTATAATAACAGCGTCGAGTATGTTGATCAAGAGTTTCATTGGCATGGTAGTTTTATTATTAGAAAACGTGATAGACATAGCGAAGAACTTTGGAAAAATATAAAACGCAGTAATGGTTTTTTATACTGCGGAGTAGAAAGTATAAGCAGTGAAGTAAGGATTAAGTTGGGAAAAAACTTTAACAATGATGATCTTACCGCTCATTTAGAATTAGGACAAAAATACAATGTTCCTATGCAACTACTGATTATTGCTAGTTACTACACAGAGACACCAGAAGATCATGCATATGCATTGCAATGGTTTGAAGACCACAGGCACTATGCTAACAACCCAGTGCAACAGGTACAATTAACACAAATTACAATTCTCGAAGGTACACGTTTGCAAGAAAACGTAGATATGGAACGCTTTATTAGAGAACAAAGCATGAGAGAAGAGCATGCCATTAGACTCAAACGGAAAGTAGAAGAATGCGGATTCACCGTTCGAGCTTTTTATTAGAAGTTGTGATTGTTTTTGATAATGAACAAAAACAAACACTGCAACACCAAGGTTATATGCCTAAAAAGGTTATGTTGCCAATAAAAGTCACAGAGTCTAACTGTGCAACATTGTATAGTGTAAAACTGAATAATATTTACATTAACAAGAATAAATTTCAAAAATTGTTTAAGTTTCAACCTTATGGCGAAGGCCCGATTGAAACAATTAGATATGAAAAAAACGGTGATATAATTTTTGATTTATTTGCCGTTGATCCTATACTGTATCTGCTTACTATTGAAAATATTTTGTATGAAACTATGCATACTGATCAATAGGCATGGAACGTACATTTTTTCGTTTTACTTTTAGATAGTTACTGTTGTCTTTGGTCCACATCTGTCCCTCACCAACCACTACACTATCACGAGCATACTTTACAGGATGATCAACAACCAAATCCACATAACGTCCTTCACCAACACCTAAGGTTATAAAGTGTATATAATTTTTACTATCACTTTTAAACACTCTGCTATTTGCAACTATACCTGCAAATTGAAACTTGTCTAAAAATAAATTTTGCAATCCCATGTTTGGCAAAAAGCCAGGGCTATTCCATGCTCCATGCTGTTTGAAACTTTCAACTGGATCTTCTGTGATCCAATTGTCAAATCCTAGTTCACGTAGGTCCCATCCAGCACGTTTTGCTTCGTTGCGATATACCCAACGTGCATATGACCCTTGACAGTGTTTCAAACAAGCACGCCAAAATTCTTTTGGATTGTAAACCTTGTGATATGCAAGTGCCCATATAAGCCTGCCTAAGTTTACTGCATGTGCTCTACACAAACCAAATCCGCTTAGACTTTGCATCTGTTCGTAGATGTCATGTTTGTCTGGATGGTCACCTAAGCGTGCCATAAACTGCATCATCTTTTCTTCATTCTTTTTTGCAAAAGCACGACGATACATATCTGCTTCGTATGGTGATATACCAATCAACTTCATTATTTTGTGTATAGCATCATCTTCGTACACTATTGCATTTTTCTGTATACCTTTTTCGCTCCAGTCACGAAACCAACTGGCCTTGCGTCTGCCTTCCATGGCAACAGGACGTACCAATGCACTAGCAAACACACAATCCTCAACACCAGTTGGTTGCAATGCACGAAAAAGTCTTTTCATGGTTGGCGATTCACCTTGTGTAACACCTAACACATCACCTCGGCACAGTAAGTCACTAACACGTTCATCTTGTTTTGGATAGGCATCCAATCTTGTGTGTGAATCTATTTCTAATAACTGTGATAAACCTCTGTTTGCAAGTATGTCTACTTTCAAGTGTTCCAAATCTTCTACTTCATTTTTGTCAAGTAGTATAAGATTGTCATCACGAAATAAACTTTTAGGCAATGCTCTATCAAATACCAACACACCGCCGCAGTGTTTGCTTATACAACGTTTCTTTCCCATTAGTTTACGTTCAATACGGCGTGCTTCTTGTTCATCAACACCTAATTTTGCATAGTCTATATCTTTTGGCAGTCTGCCTTTTGCTCCAAGACGTTTAGCCGCTTCACGTTTGGCACTTTTTTCTCTATAAAGCACATAGTTTGATATCCTGGCACTCTGTGTTGGCCATCGATCAAAGATTCTTTGCATGGCAAGTTCTTGTTTGTGATGAGGTATGTCGATGTCCACGTCTGGCAAATCATCTCTGTGTGGATTCAAAAATCTTGCCAATGGTATGTTCCATTCTATAGGATCAACATCGGTTATGCCCATGAGGTAGCAGACCAAACTGCTACCAGCACTTCCTCTGGTCATGTGTGGTATGTCTTTGTTGAGATCAAGTATGAGTCTTATTTTGAGAAAGTAATCTGTGAACCGTTGTTCAAGAATGATTTGAAATTCTTCTGCTAGTCTGTCTTGATATTCTTTGCCTTCTGGAGTTGGTCTTCTAAATTGTTCTAATAATGATTCGATCTGTTCTATTTCTGTTTTCATGTTTGCCTATGTTTGCCTAAAGATGCCTTAATAGGTATATTTACTCAAGAATCTATGTTACTATAAATATTTGAATGAGCAAAAACTGCTAAATACTGCAAAGGAAACAAAAATGCAAAAAAAGACTCGTAGCATCTTTGAAGAATTAGACGGAATCTACACTGAACGCTATGCAAAACGTCAAGAGCGTGGTTATGTTGTAGAAAGTCGTGCCAGCAATGTGATTGCCAGTGCTATCCGTTTAATGGAACAGATCGACGAGTTATATGATGCAGAGCAAAGTGAAAATTTGCAACGCAAACTATTGAATGCTATTCGTTTGCGTGATCCAAATAAATTTGCTAGATCAGTGAAGAGAGCCGATGACAAATCATAACAAACAAAAATTACAAGAACAATTGCTTGCTGAGTTTGATGCATTAGACAAACTTGGAAGAGGTATTGGACGCACAGTTGGTGCTGGTGCCAAGGCAATTGGCTCAGTGGCTGGAGGAGTTGCTGGATTAGGCAGTGCTATTAAAAAAGGCTATCAAGCAGGCAAACAAACTGTAGGTGGCGGTGGTGCTGATGTAACCAAACAAACCACAACCAAAAATCCTCAAGCCGGTGTAGGTGCGGCTCTACAACGTTTTGGAAAAGGTGTTGTAGGAGCAGACAGTTACCAGTATAGACAGGGAACCCAAGCACAACAGGATGCACGGGCTGCAGGTTTCAAGAGTGTTGCACAACAGGCCGCTGATAAAACTACCACAACAACCACAACACCAGCTGCAGGACAACCAAAAACTGGTACTGATCCAATTTCACAAGCTATGGCCAAAGGTGGTGCTCAAGATGCACAGAAACGTCAAAAAACAGGCGGTAGAGTAGCAGGACAAACCAGTCAAACTGCTAGTGCTCAATACCAAAGAGACAGACGTGCCGCAAAGAAAGGTGCAGTAAGTCAAGGTATAAGTCAGGCACAAAAAGATGCCGCTAACCAAGGCATTGCAAACATGAAAAAACAAGCAGGACAAACTGCAACTAAGGTTCCTGGCCAAAAACAACCGTCAGCAACTGCAAAAGATGTAGGCAAAAAAGCAGGTGTAACAACTGCTAAAATTGGTGGACAAAAAGTTGATCTAAACGATCCAAAGATGAAAGGTTTAAGAGCCGCAATTGAAAAAGCTGCACCTGGAGTAATCAGTGGTGTTGATAAATTACAACCAGCTGATAAGGCAAAGTTGAAAAAGGCAATAGCATGAAGATAACAGAATTTAAACAGTATGAAGCACGTCATGTGCTATTAGAAAGCCTTGATAAAAGCAACCGCAACACTTATCTAGTATGGGAAAGTGTTGGATACCAACTTCGAGAGGCGGCACTTTCGCCGCAACAGATACAAGGACTGTTTGCAGAAATAGAAAAAACTGCAACTGCCGCTGGTGGAAACAGAACTGCTATTGGAGCCGCCAAGGACAAAGTTGATCAAGTAATATTGAAGCCTTGGAATGATCTTAAAGCAAAAGTTTACAATTCTGGTCCTATGCAAGGCTTTGCACAAAAATATGATGATGCCGCTGAAAAACTAAAACAAAGTGCAGGCGGTGACGAAGGCAAGGTTATGCAAGCTGTTAAAAAGTATCGTCAGTTTGCAGAAAAACATCCTATTATGCAAGGCTTTATCTACGCCGCATTGATTGCGGCCGCTGGTGTAAGCGGAGCAGGCTTAGGTGGTGCAGCAGCATTGGGTTTGTTTAAACTAACAGATCAACTTTTACAAGGCAAAGACATTAGAAGTGCATTATACAGTGCAGGCAAAACTGGTGCATTGGCCGCTGGTGCAAGCACCTTAGGAGACCTAGTACGTGGTGGTGAAGCAGTTGCTGATACTGGTGCAGGTGCAACAACTGGTGGATCACAACAAGGTGCATTTGCTGGTGGAGGAAATAGTCTCGACGGAATCACCGATGTTGACGCACAAACTGCACAAGACATGAGAGCCGCTGGTATACAAGATATTGCAGGTGCTACCAGTATAGATGATATTGTTGCTGATTTTGATGGTAAACTATCAACTGCTGAAATGAACATGATACAGGATTTGCCAAATCAAGACGGTATACCACAGAATGTAATTGACCAATACAATGCACAACTAGGACCTATGTATGATGAAAATGGACTAAACCTATCATCTTTCCAGCCTGGCCAACCTTTAACACCAGAACAAATGGATGGATTGATTGACCTTCCAAATCAAGACAATATTCCTGACGATGTAATCGATCAATACAATAAACAATTACAAAGCCATTTAGACGGTACAACTGCTAGTGGTGTCGAAGATCCTGATGAAGTAAGTGGCGGAACAGGTGCTGATAGAACTGCAAATGCTCAAAGTGGTAGTGTAGCGGATAAAGTTGCACAAGGCAGAGCAGACCTACAAGCAAAAGCTGATCTGGTTGCACCGGGTGGTACAGGTGAAGGTATTTTAGTACGTGGTGACATACCAATTACAGATCCAGAACTAGTAGATCAATTTAACTCACAGTTTCCGGGCTCACAGGCTATGTCACCTGAGGCTACACAATGGCTCAAAGATAATGTACCTGGTGCCGCAGAAAATCTGGATGCAAAAGCGGCAGCTCAAGCAGAACGACTCAAGAATCTATCTCCAGAGCAACTAGCAAAACGAAGAGCATTGTTGCAGAGTGGACATAGTATCAAATCAAACATTTTATCAGAAGATCAAGTTACAAAATTATTTGTTGCGGTTGCATATAAGCAGGACCTTATGGAAGCACCAGGCGGTATGCTTTCAAACTTAAAGCAACAAATTGGTAAAGGTGTTACTAAGTTAGGACAAAAAGCACGTCAAGTTGGTACCAATATTACAACCAAAGTTACTGCTGACAAGCTAATGAAAGCATGGAACAAAGCAGGTAAACCAACTGACAGTGTGCAAATTGCACAGTTCTTAACCAGCCAAGGTATTCAAGGAGCAGTAATGCAACAAGCATTTCAAACTGCTGGAATAAAAATGCCTGATCTAAAAAAGATAGCAAGTGATGATCCTGTTATGGCACTTGCACAAAAAATCAATGCAAATCCTGCAATTAAAAAACAAGTATTGCAATACTTGAACGCGGTGACCTAATGTATATCAAAGAAGGTGGCAACGTCTTCAAGGATGCCGACGGTGTTGTTGCAACTAAACGCATCAATCAAACAGACGTGAAACCTACAGTACAGTGGTTAGAACAACTCACTGGATTACCTCTTATGGATAACATGCTTGGAAGTACTGGACAAAAACCAACGTCTGGTGATTTAGATCTAGCAGTTGATCCTAAAACCATGAGCAAACAAGAATTAGAATCAAGGCTCACCAAGTGGGCTGAATCACATGGATTTGATCCTAGAGAATGGATACGGAAATCAGGAGTCAGTGTTCATTTCAAAGCACCAATAACAGGCAGAGAAGATCGAGGTTACATACAAACTGATTTTATGTTTGTGCAAAAACCAGATTTCAGTAAATTTTTAATGAGAGCTGATCCAGCCAGTGAGTACAAAGGCGTTACTCGTAATGTGCTGATGAATTCAATAGCAAAAGCTGCTGGCTACAAACTTTCGCCAAATACAGGTTTGGTAAGTCGTACTACAAATGAGTTTGTTACCGATCAACCTAAACAGATAGCAAAGTTTATACTAAACAAAGGTGCAACTGAAAAAGATTTGTTTAGTGTTGAAGCAATACTAGGAGCACTGAAAAATGATCCACAACGTGATCAAAAGTTAGAAGACTTTAGAGGCTATGCTGAAAGAGAAGGATTCCAATTTGAATCTGTAGTTGAAGGCGGCACTGATTGGCTTGCAAGATTGCGAGATAGAATTATCAACCAAGGCATGCAAGTTGTAACTGATAACAACAGTCCTTATAAACCGTACCTAGCAGAAGGTGCACGTATTGAACATCCAGAAGATTTGGTTTTTGATTATGGATCAAAAGGTATAAAACAAGCCATTGACAGTTTAAAACGCAGTGCAGAAGAACCTGCAAAAGTAAACACTATCAAATGGGATGGTAAACCAGCAATTATATTTGGTCGTGATGACAATGGTCAATTTATACTCACAGACAAAGGTGGATTCAATGCAAAAGGCTACAACGGTATGGCCACAAGTGCAAAAGATATGGCCAGAGTATTCAGCAATAGAAAAGGCGACTATACTGATCTAATTGGCATATACCAAAAATTATTTCCGTTGTTGAGCAGGACTGTACCCGAACACTTTAGAGGGTTTGTACAAGCAGATCTATTGTTTAGTGCAACACCACCAGTAAAAGATGGTTCTTATGTGTTTACACCAAACCAAGTTACCTATAAAGTAAGTGCTGATACACCTATCGGAAAACAAATAGGTCAAAGCAACATAGGACTTGCAGTACACACCGAAATAGACAAACCTGGCGGCACTGTGCGACCAGTTACATCAAGAGTGTTGGACAAGGTACCAGGCGTACTTGCACTTGACAGCACAATGAAAGACACAGGAAGTGCCATTGATCTTGATCCAGGATTGTTCATCAAGGTACAAGATACATACAACGAGTATGCACCAGCAATAGATGCATTTCTAAATCCATCAGAGCTGAGAAATAGGAAAATTACTAGCACTCCAAAGTTAATGAAGCAATACATAAACTTCAAGGTACGTCAAGGTGGTTTTAAAAACATGGTAAATGATTTTGGTCCTTGGGTCACACAAAAAATGCCAACCCAAGCACCAAGAATAATTGAATGGATGAATCAAAACAAAGGAGCAGTAAGTGCGTTGTTTAGTTCATTTGTGAATATTGCATTGCTCAAAGATCAATTAATCAAAGCACTTGACAACCAAGATGCTGATATCAAAGCAGACATCAAAGGAGTACCTGGACACGAAGGTTATGTTGGAGCTGGTATAAAGCTAGTTGATAGAGACAAGTTTTCAAGAGTTAATTTTGCGGCAAACAACCCAGGAGCGACTTAATGGCAAAAATGTATGCAACAAGTTCAACACACGAACCAACAAAAGCAAAAACAAGCATAGGCAGGAAAGCATCTCTGTGTAAAATGAATAAGCACAAAAGAAGATCATTCAAGAGATATAGAGGACAAGGCAAGTAATGGCGGTTACCGCAGTCGATATAAAACAACTAGAAACATTTGCAGATAGAATATTTGCTGATGTAGGTATCGATGTGGAGTTTACAAAACATTTTATGGATAGAGTAAACAGTGAACGTAATGCTAAGCCAATAGTACCTGCTGAACTCACCAGACTGTTTAAACAAGAACGCAAACGCTATGGTAAACCTATTGCACAGATGGGTCCTGACAGTGAAGCAGTAATGCGTGACTTACAAACCAATATCAATGTGCCTTTTGCGTTAGTACTAGACAAAGCGAATGATGAACTGGATTTGATTGCAAAAACTGTAATGCGTAAATCAGACTTTAGCACACCAAATAGAGTGTTTGCAGTAGAAGATTCTCCCTTCAGAATTGGCACACGTTATGAAATGCCACGTAGCACAATCAGAGAAGAAGTTGATGTAAGCACAGAAAGAGGAAGACTAGAATACTATTTGAAAAAACCAACCGAAGGCAAAGTTGTTCATTTAGCAAAACTAGGAAAGTTTCATGATGGTGATGACGAATTAGTTGACTATGTTCCTCAACGCAATGGTCGTTATGCACTTCATCCAGACAAGTGGGAAAGTACATTTTATAGTTTAACCAACAAAGATCTAAAAAAAGTAAATCTATATCGCCCTACATTTATTGAACCTCCTGCAGGCACAGTAGTTGCAGACATGGCAATTGCTAACCAGTTTTATCGTACTAATGATGAAGAAGAAAAAATAGATCTAGCTCGACGATACGAAAAAAGTATTGTGCCTTTTGGCAGTAATATTTCACATATAAAAATGCCAGAAGTAATTATGAAAGCCGCTGTCAGCGAAGGTGCTACTAAAAAACATCCAAAAGAACCAGGTGCATACTTGATGACACACAATGGTTTAGAATACAAAATAGCACGACATCTAGATGATGACGAAGTACACAGAGGCGAATGGGATATATTTGTTAAAGGTGTAAGTGCATTCACAGGCGACAAATGGGAATGGGTAGATACGGTTAGCCAAAGATGGAATGCCATTGCTAGAGTAAAAGGATTATCAGAAAGCAAAGAAAAGAAACCTTTTGATTGGCTTAGTGAAAGTCGTGCATACAGAACACCAAGACAACTCAATGGACTCAAGCAAAGCCAACTAGGTGAACAACTTTTTGAACAACTGTTGGCATTGCAAATATTAGCAAACAGTGATCCAGCCTATGCCGCTAGAGTAGCAGAAGAAATAATGAAGTTGCAAAACTGGCCAGGGTTTAGAACTTCGCAACCAGATCTCTACAACGTAATTGCAATGATAATGAAACCAAACAAGTTTAAGGATAGGATTGCACAGGATGTAGTCATTACTATTCCTGAATTACGTTTAAAACGTAATCTGCGTAACATTGCAAAACGAGACTATCAAAACAGTGATTACAGTTACATGATGTTGATGCTACAACGTAACATGGTAGATTTTTTACCAGCACCACTAATACAAATGCGTAGACAGATTGCAAGATGGAACAATATCATTCCTAGAGACAAAAATACTATACGTGACAGGCTCATGTTGCAGATGCGTAAATCAGGTTTGCAAAACGAATTTTACGAATTTTTACGCCGTACAAAAACCTTTACAAGACGCTAGATCTGCGGTTAAAAATCTCAAAATTATGCTAAATAAAAGTAGGAACCGATTACGGATTCCACCATTAGATATAGGAGATTAAAATGGCATCATTTACAAGAACACATGGTAATGCACAACAGGTATTCCAT